AGGGGCAATAGATCGTTTAAAGAAAGCAGCAAATCTAGAAGCTACTAAAAAAGAAGTTGAACTTTCTGATGGATCTATGTTTGAAATGTGGGTTGCTCCATTAACGATGGCAGAAAGAGAAAGAGCACAAAGAGGAGCTAAGTCTGATGATGCAAATGAGTTTGCTTTAAGACTGTTAATTTCTAAAGCACAAGATGAAGGTGGAACAAGGTTATTCCAGGTGGGAGAAATAGATGTTTTAAAGAATGAGGTAAAGGATGCTGATTTACAGAAGTTAATGTTGGCTGTGTTAACAGATGATGAGGATGCTTTAGACCCAAAGGACTAAGCGAAGAAATAAGGAAAGATAATTTTTTAATGCTTCAGTTTGGAATAGCTAAAGAGCTAGGTAAATCTTTAACTGAGATACGGCAAATGACAGTAGAGGAGATTATTGGGTGGTCAGCTTATTTCCAAGTGTTAAACGAAGATCAAGAGGAAGAAATGCAAAAAGCTCGAAGACGTAGGTAAGATGGAATGAGTTAGTAGGGAAGTTGTGGCATCGACATCGGCACAGGCTCAAATAGAAGTTGTTGTAAGGAATATTAATTCTTTAACTAAGTTAGATAAAACATTAAATAAATTAAATAGAACTAATGAAGAGTTAATTCGTGGAGTAGATAATTTAACTAAAAGTATTGACAAACTTGCAAAGGTACAAGGATTCAATGATATTGCTCAAGATGCTAAAAATGCAGGAAAAGAAATTGATGATGTAGGTAAAAAATTAAGAGGTATTGATGCTGCATTGGCAAGAGATAAAGCGGGCAAACAATGGCTAAGAGGAAGAGTTGAAAAAGATTTCTTCTTCCGAATCGAAAGAGCTGTTGCTAGAACTCATCTAGCAGGTAAAGCAAGAGCTGAATCAGATGTAAAGGCAGTTTGGGAGGCATTTGAGAAAGGGAAAGCTAGTGCTTTAGAATTTTTTACTGTTTTAGGTTCTTTACCTGCCAGATTAAAAATAGTCGCTCAAAATGCAAGAGAGATACAAGAAGCTATTGCTTTTCCAGGTCGTTCTGTTAAAGGTAAAGGATTTGAATTTGAAGTACCAAGGCAAAGTTTAGCGGCTCTTCAAGACACACTTAATAGCGTTAGAAATACAAATAAAGAATTACCTATAGATAATAAACACTATAGAGATAGTGTCAGAGATGTTTTATTTGCAGAAAAACAAGTTAATAAAGAATTGCTTGATAGAAAACGTATTTTAGAAGGTTTAACTACGAAACAACGAGCTTTTAGAGAAAAAATAAATAGAACAATTATTGAAGCAAGGGAAAGAAGGGCTTCTGGTGCTTTTACTGGTGGATTTGCTGAATTTAATAAAAGAGCAGACCGAATCAAAGCAGAAGCTGATGCAAAACGAGCTAATACGATAGAATTTCAAATTTTGCAAACAAGAAAAATTGCAAGAAAAGCAGCTTTAAGAGCAGGTGCTTTAAGAGAACTTCAACGAACTAAAGGTTTAGATATTGAAGAACGAATTAATAGGGTTTTAGAAAAAAGAATAGGGATACACAATAAGCTTGGTTTTGGGAAAAATGCTAATGCTCAAGGGATGTTTGCAAGTAGAGGAGGAATGGGTGGTCGTGTAAGAGGAGGAGTTAGTAGTGCAATGATTGGTGGTGCGTTCCCATTCTTGTTTGGTCAAGGAGGCGCAAGTGCAGCAGGTGGTGCTTTGGGTGGTGCTGCTGGTGGAATGTTAGGAGGAGGATTAGGTTTTGGATTATCTCTTATTGGTACGGCTATTGGCTCTGCGATAGAGAAGTTTGACAAATTAAATGAAAAAATTGCTGTTGCCAATGGAAGAATGAAGGCAATGGGTTTTGAGTCGGAATTTACAAGACAAGAAATAGAAAAGATGGCTAAATCATTAAAGATAACTAAAGACGAAGCTATTCAAGTTGCGAGTACTTTTGCACGTTTTGGGAAAGAAAGAGCATTAACGTTGGGAGGATTTTTTGGAGCAGATACGGCTGGATTTGATGCTGTCGCAAAGGTTAGAGATCAAGCAAGTGCTTTAGCTGCTATACAAACACTTTCTAAAGATATAAGTTTTGAAAAACAAAAAGAATTGATTGCTTTAGTAAGAACAAATACGGCTGCTCAAATACAAATCAAATTGCAGACAGTTTTATTAGAAGTACAACAACTGAAGAAAATTGAATTAATTAAAGAAATAGGTTTACGAGAAAGAATACTTAACATAACAAGACGTACTTGGAATGTTATTTCTCAATTTACTACTCCTGGTTTAATGATTGCTGGCGAGACTCCTGGTCAAAGAGTCGAAAGACAACTTAAGGAGGCAGAAGAACAATTTGCAAAAATGAAAGCATTAATAGATGGTGCAATGGCTGAAATTGGTAGTGTTGATACTAATATTAATCTAATTAGTAATTTTGATAAATTACCTGAAGTTATTCGTCAGACAGAAGCTGAACTTATAAAATTAAAAGACCCAATGTTCCAAGTGATTGAAGCTTCAAAAGCAATTAGTGGAGCATTTAAGGAATCATTTAAAGGAATAATTAGTGGAACAATGAGTGTTCAAGAAGCATTTGCAAGGATGTTCCAACGTATTGCAGATCATTTCTTAGACATGGCAGCACAAATGGCTGCTACTCAGTTACAGAGAGGAATATTAAGTTTATTTTCTAATTTTGGTAGTCCTTCTGTAGGAACTCAGGTAGGTAATATGATTGGAACTTTTGGAGAAGGAGGGCATGTCGCAAATGGCATTAAATCTTTCTCTACAGGAGGTTTAGTCACTAGACCTACTATTGGCCTCGTAGGAGAAGCTGGAGAGGATGAATACATTATTCCTTCCTCTAAGATGCAAGGAGCAATGGAGCGTTACTCAGCAGGTGCTAGAGGTCAAGGAGTTATCCCTGGTAGTGGAACGGTTGCTTCTGGTAGTGGTGTTAGTAGTACTCCTACTGTTGTTAATTACACAGGTCCAGTATTATCGTTTGACTCTGAAGCTTATGTTCCTAAATCTGCTATTCCTGAAATCATTAATAGTGCTGCAAGACGAGGTGCTCAAGAAGGAGAATCAAAGGTCTTTAGCAAACTTAAAAACTCTCGTAGTCAACGTTCCAGAGTAGGTATGTAAAAATGTCTGTTGTAACACTTGTCAGTTTTATTCGTGTAACGGATTCATCTGGAACGGTTCAAGATCGTTATCAAAATGGGAAAAGAGATAATTTTAATTCTTTAAATAATGGATCAGATCAAACATGGACTGATGAAGCTTCAACAGGACATCCAAATGGTAGTTGGGAAGGGACAAATCCTTACAATCAGAGTACAGAAAATGTTATTCAACTAGATGGTGAAGATTATTATTATCTTCCGTTTATTTATCAAGGAGCTGCAAAAAATAGATCAGGTGACAACTTAGAAGCAGCTCTTGTTTTTGCTAATAATCCACTTGCAATGAATCGAGCAAGAGAAGCTGTTGTTAATAAATGGACTATTGAGGTTTTTGTTTGCAGAGTCGACCCTGAAAATATGACTCCTATAACAACTTATGGAAATTCCTATTTAACACACGATGTCTGGCTCGCTGCTTCAATGGGGTACGACCCAACAACAATTGAAGTTTTATTGAGTTCTGGTATTGATGCTGTTGGTAGTAATGCACCTAATAGAGTTTTAACAACTTCTCTTGTTGGACATCTTCCTACAACAGGACAGATCCAAAATAGATGACACCGTTTGATTTTATTGGTCTTCCTTATCGTTTAGGTGCTAATCCTGAGCAACATAAGGCGGCTGATTGTTTAACGTTATCAAAAGCAGTTTTAAAGCATTACGGTATTAAAAGTCCTTGTCCTACTAGAGATTGGTATAGACGGTTAAGGAAAAATGATTACTCAATTTTTAGAGAACAATTAGAGTTATGGGGAATCAAGACAGAACGTCCTAATATAGGTACTGTTGGCCTATGTAGATTTAATACGGGTTATGGATTGGCAGTTTATTTTGAAGACGGATGGCTGAACATAACTTCATACGAAGGGTCGGCGGTAGCATGGAACCCTCTAGAGGCATTACCAATAGAAGAATTTTATTGCCCCAAGAAATTGAATTATGTGAACTCTTAGGAATAACAAAAGAAGAATATTGGTTCTTTGTAGATAAAACAGAAAGTTATAACGGTAAAAGATCAGAAGCTTACGATTTAGTTCCTGATATCCAGGCAACAGGTTGGGAACCTTGGTTGATTCAATTAGTTGTTGGTGTTGCTTTAACGGTTGTCGCTTATTTGATGACACCAAAGCCAAAGGAACCTAAAAAACCACCAAGTTTAAAAACAGCAGATCAATCTGGTGTTAAACGATTCGCTCCTCAAACAGGATTTGAATCTGTTCAAGATTTAGCAGAATTAGGAACAACAATCCCTTTGGTATTTGCAAGAAGAAGGCATATGCCAGGGACTTGGATGACTACTCGTGAAATGGTTGGAGGAGTAAGAGTTAATACAAAATTGATATGGTCACAACTTTTAAGTATTGGCAAGGGTCAGCAGCTAAAAGGAATTTTTTTGATTTCATCTGGAATGTTAGGACTAAGGGAGTCTTCAAGACCTAACTTTGCTGGTTATGCAATAGGAGATACGCTTTTAGAAAATTATACGAATGGAAAGTTAGCCTTATATTTTTTAACTGGAAAGAGGAGAACTGATGGAAATTCAGGAAGGTTTCTTAAGGGGATTGATCAGTACGAGGAAGGAACTTTGGATGATGAACCTGGTACAGATTCTATAGCTTTACCTCTTGCTCATAATAAAGAGGAAGAATTATCAGAGCTAGTATTTTCTGGAACGAGATCACCTAGTACTCAAGTTCAATTTGGTTTATATGATCCTCTTCCTAATTCAATGAAGTTTATGCTTCCTTATGAATTAGTTCTTAGACCTAAAGATGCAAAAAATCATTCTGATATTGATTTAAAAAGAGCCAAACTTAAGACTCGATTTCCCAGATATGGTGCTGTGCATGAATTAGAAAACAATCAAACTCATGGTCGTTTTGATGTTGTTGAAGGAAATTCAATTAGATATACATTAGGTGATATGAAGGTACAGGAGCAATATACGGGTTTTGGTCAATGGGGAGTTGAAGATGTTAAATCTTCTGTTAATGCAGTAAGAGAAAGTGCGGATGATTCAATAGCAATAGGTGAACAGTTTATGATTGGAACAGCAGTTGTTATTTGTAAAAATATTGCACAAGATCATTTATGGGTAGAAGGAGTTTATAAGGATTTTGATTTTGAAGTGACTGAACCAGGGGTCATTGATGTTAGAGGACTTACTAATACACATAATTCTTTTGAATTACTTATTCCTCAAAAATGTGCAATAGCTACTGTAAGTAATACTAAAACATGTACGACGACAGAAATAGGAATTAGATCAACTGTATGGAAACAAATTACAGGCTTTTCTAATGTCAATAGTCACCCTGGTCATTGGGAATATGGTAAAGGTGGCGTTGTTGGTAGATACGAAGACGAGAATGGTAGTATTTCATTAGGAAGTCTTAATAAATATATAAAACGTCTTAGTTTTTTTCATTTATTTATAAGAGAATTAGGGTCTAATGCTGAATGGATTAAATTAAATGCTGATCCTTTTTGTGTAACAGGAAGAACACCACAACCTCAATATAATTTTATAAGAATCCATCATAATGAAGGTCAGTATGAATTTAGACTTGTACCTGTTCCTGGGAATGAAGTAAAAAGAAATTATGAAAACAAAGTAGTTAATAGGCTTGGAGGGACAAACAAAGACCCAGTTTCATTAGAGAATATTCCTTTACATTCAGGAGTTAATTCTGTTCATTTCAATGGTGAAACAGAATATGAGTTGGTAGGTAATAAATTATCTAATGAAGAATGGTTTTTAGGTGATTTACCAGAAGATACGGATGGAGTTGTTCATGGTTTCAGTACATATCAATCTGGAAAGATTCCAACTGAAGAGGGTTGGGTTCCAACAGGTGATCCAAATCTGACAAATGGACAACAAGGAGCTAGAAACGAACTTTGGATGGGTGATGATTGGGAAAAAGGTACAAAAGGTTTTTATAACTACGGTACATGGCAATTCCTGTGGAGAAACAGTGTTGTAGGTAGCGTCAAAGGAAAATATTCTACAACTCCTGAGTCTTTAGATCCTGGGGTGTTTCTTTTGTCAGGAGGATTTAGATATGGTCTTAGCTCTGGTGTTGATATTCTTAGTCGGACTGATGATAAAAAAGGAGCTGGTTATGCTGCTGTCACTAAGTACGAAAGAGGGCAAGTTGATATTAGCCCGACAACTTATAGTGATATTAATGTTACAAATGGACCGTTAAATGAACAAGGAGTAGCAAATAATTCTTTAAAAGTAGATGTGTCCACTTACACAAGGGATGGTGTAACTGGTTATAGGTGGAAGATTGTTGATGGAGGGACTGGTTATAAATCAGGTGATACTGTCACGATTCCTCATGCAAATGAAACTGTCACTGTTTTTAGTGATGCTTCAAATTTAATCACACCTCCTTGGCCTTTAGCACAAAACTTGAATCCTTATGATGCCATATCTGATTACATTACTTTTGATGGAGAAAGATCTAGTCATTTAGACGGACCAGAGCATGAAATTACATATGTAAATGAGCAGATTGAAATGATCCCTGGAGATATGCCATATACAGATCTTGCTTTAGTAGGGTTAAGAATGAATAGTTCTAAGGAATGGTCATCTTTTAGTCAATTATCCGTCTATGTCAAACAAGGTATAAAAGTTGAAAGATTTATTTATGATGATGGTAAAGATGCTACTAAACCTACTAGCTGTGCAACAAATCCAGATGCTGTTACCTGGGGAGGTCTTGATTGCGAAGGGAAAGGTACAACAAATTTATTCCCTGAGATTGCTTATGCCTTGTTAACAGATCCAATTATCGGAGCTGGTGAGCTTGTTGGAAAGAAAGCTGTAGATAAAGAAGCAATGAAAACAGCAGCACGTTTCTGTAATGCTAATGGGTTCTTTTGGGACGGTGTTATTACTGAAAATCAAAACCTAAGAGAGTTTATTTATCAACAGGCATCTTATTGTTTCTTAGATTTTACAATTATTGGAGGTCGTTTTGCTCTTGTCCCTGCTGTTCCATATCATCCAGAAACTTATATCATTGCAAAGTCTGAAGAAGAAGTAGTAGAACATGCAAAGCCAGTTATTAAAGCTTTATTTACTGATGGCAATACAAAAGATCTAAAAGTATCATTCCTTTCTCCAGAGGAAAGGCAGCTTTTTCAAGCAAGCGTTTTATATAGAAAAGAAAAAGAAAATGGATTTCCTGAAACTAGAGTAGTTGAAGGAAGATTGTCTGATGCAGAGGGAGGATCAGATAAAGATCCAAGAGAAACATTCGATTTTTCTAATTTTTGTACTAGGAAAGAACATGCAATGCAATTTGCTAAATTTGCATTAAGGGTTAGACAAAAAGTTGATCATGGAATCAAATTTCAGACAACTCCACAAGCAGCAATGCATTTAAAACCTGGAGAATATTTTAGGTTCTATTCAGAGTCAACACATACCAGTCGTTTTGCTAATGGTGTTATTACTGAAAATGGAACGATCCAATCACAATCAATAATTACTAATGGAACGCATATTTATTATTGGAAGCCAGGAGATAAGGAGGTAAAAGGAGGAGAGAATGGAGGGATACCTATTGTTATTTCAGATTCAGGATTAGCAGCATCTGATTTTAGAGGTTGTGTCTTTACTAAAGCAGAAACAAATAAATCTGATCGTGTTTATAAAGTTGAAAGTATTACTTATGGAGAGGAAGGTTTTGTTGAGATTGCAGGAAGTCACGAACCTTTAAATAGTATTGGATCGTTGGCTACACTAGACTGGCAAGGAGAAGATTTTAACTTTACTTTTGATCCTGACTAATGAGCTTTGTAATTTTTCCTTCTGTAGAACCTAGCTCACGAAGCTTTAGTCCAGGTGAATTTCCTCAAGCTGTATTTGAGGCGCAAAATGGAGCAAAATCTTTTATTAGGTATGGGAATAAAAGAGTTAATGCAACTTTAAATCTTGGTTTTACAAATATTACTAATGCTGATGCTACTAAAATCATACGAACTTACATTCAGGTAGCAGGTGATCCAACTAAATATCTATATTTTAATGCGACTAATGGTACTGCTGGAATTTTGTATTCACAGGGTGTACCTCATTACTTGAATGATTATATAAAAGGATACGATGATGCAGAATATGCTCTTAGTGAAGAAGATCCATCAAGTGGAGGATTGAGATGGAGATTCTCTGGGCCACCAAACCTCCAAAGTTCGGTTCCTGGGTATAGTAATGTCACATGTTCTTTTGTTGGTTGTCTCGATGGCGACTAGAATAGAACAAAGGTTTTTTAATTAAGGAAAATGTCTAGGTTTTACTCAGGTCAAGATGGAAAATTAATAGTTAATGACGTTACGATTGCAAAAGTACGTTCTTGGTCTTTTACTGCTAATCAAGCTGTGCTTGAAACGAGTTCTCTAGCAGATACAGATCGAACACTTATACCTGGGATGAGAAGCGTAACAGGTAGTTGCAGTATTTACTATTACAGAGTGCAAGGTGATTCGTCTGATCTCACCACAGATGTAGGGGATCTTTTAACTAATGTCTTGACTGCGGCAGGAAATGGTGGAGCACAAAGTGGTGGAAAGAAATCTACGGTTAAATTTAAGTTACAAATAGCAGATGGAGGACCAAGTACTGGAACAGATACTGACTTAACTTTTCATGCCTACATTACAAGTCTTTCAATGACAAGTTCTGTAGGAGAAGTAATGTCTGCTGACGTTAGTTTTGAAGTTAATGGAGCTGTTACTGGACTCATAACATAAATGGCTATTTATTTTGGATCGGAAGGGCTTATTGAGTTAAAGAGGAAAAAAGGTAGACCTCTTGTAACACAATTAGATCCTGCTGATGTCAATACGACAAAGAAACGATTTAGTGTTGATTTCGATCATGGATCGTTAATCACGGGAGATATTATAGAAATTGCGACTCAAGATGGTTCAGATTTAGAACTTGTTTCAGGGCATAATCATCCTGATGGTAGATGGTTTATTTATGTTGATGAAGTAGGAGGAGTGAAATTATTTGATGAATTTTCTCTTGCCTTAGCGGGAAATGCTTCTGATGCTAAGACTCTTGTTACTCCTTCTAGTTCAAAGACTGTAGTTATTCAAACTGATGGAAGTAAATTTAGACCTTTAGCTAAAGTTCAAGAGTTTGAGATGACAACAACTAGAGAAAATATTGATATAAGTATTATGGGAGATAGGTTTAAACGACAATATGAGAATGGAACAATTTCTGGGCAAGGGAAATTAGAATGTATTTGGGAACATCAACCTTTTCAAAAGGATAATCCAATAGAGGTTGTTGCGGCTTCTCCTGAATTTCCTATTTATTTGTCACAATTAATATTAAGGATTGATCAAGGTGCAGATTTTTTAGGGAGATTTTATCTTTACTTTACAGGAGGCACCAGTAACAAAAGTGTATGGTATGACGCGGAATGTTTAGTATCTAATATTGCAATTAGTGTTGAGTCAACAAATATCATTAGAACATCAATTGATTTTTTAACAACGGGACCAGTTATTCTTCGTTATGGGATGCCTGCCTTTAATCTAGCGTTAGAATCGAATCAAGTCGGTGATGTTCTATCTGAAGGTAATGAAGCACTTAATCTTCAAGATCCAACGTAGAATAAAAAAAGATTAATCACAAAAGGCAATGGCAGATCTTCGGATAACTCAATTACCAGTTTTAGCAAGTGGTAGTGCAGCTGCGACAGACCCTCTTGCTATTGCTGATGTTAGTGCAAGTGAAACAAAGCAAATCACTGTAAAAGCTTTAGTAACAAGAGGAGTTGCGGTTTTAGATGCAGCATCAATTCCTGCTACGGCACTAACTTATCCATTAACAGCAGGTCAAATTGTTACAGCCACGCTTGCTGATAATGCAGTAACAGCCGTAAAGATAACTGATGCAACTATTACTGGAGCGAAATTAGCTAATGACACAGTTACAGCAACACAGATAGCGGCAAATGCTATTACTTCAAGTGAATTAGCAGATGCTTCTGTTGATACAGCAGCCATTATTGATCTCAATGTAACAACAGCAAAACTTGCTGCTAATGCGGTTACAACAGCAAAGATTACAGACGCTAATGTTACATATGCAAAATTAAGTTTAAGTGATGGAGATATACCTGGAGCGAAGATTGCATCAGGTGGAATAACTGCAACGCAGATAGCAACTAATGCTGTTACTGCAACAGAATTAGCTGATAATGCCGTTGATACAGCAGCGATTGCAGCAAATGCTGTTACTGCTGCAAAGATCACTGACGATACAATTACTGCTACACAGATAGCAGCAAATGCAATTACTGCTTCCGAGTTGGCTGACAATGCAGTAGACACAGCAGCGATAGTAGATGCAGCAGTTACAACAGCTAAAATTGCTGACTCAAATATTACGACAGCAAAATTAACAACAAATGCAGTAACGACAGTCAAGATCACAGATGCAAATGTTACTTATGCCAAATTAAATCTTACTGATGGGGATATTCCTGGTGCAAAAATTACTAATGATTCAATTACTGCAACTCAAGTTGCAGCTAATGCAATTACAGCAAGTGAACTGGCAGATAACGCTGTAGATACTGCTGCTCTTGCTAATGTTTCTGTTACGGCAGCGAAGATAGCAAATGACACAATCACAGCAACACAAATTGCTGCAAATGCAATTGGGTCGTCAGAACTAGCAGATAACGCTGTTGATACTGCGGCAATTGCAAACAATGCAGTTACCACAGTTAAAATTACAGATTCAAATGTAACAACAGCCAAGATTAATGATTTAGCGGTAACAGCAGCCAAGATTGCTAACGATACAATCACTGCTACTCAGATTGCTGCTAATGCTGTAGGAGCGAGTGAACTTGCAGATCTTGCTGTAGATACAGCAGCTATAGCGAGTTCAGCCGTAACAGATGCAAAAATTGCTACTGGTATTGCAGGAACGAAAATAACTGATGGAACGATTACAGCCGCCAAACTAAATACTTCAAATCTTGATCGTTCTTTAAATGTTTCTGGAGACAACCTTGGTATTAACAATGCTGTATCTGGTGGAGCGTCAGCACGAAGTGGTATCACATATAACGCAGAGGGCTTGATCACCTCAACAACTGCTTTAATTGCAAGTGATTTACCAGAAGCAACAACTTCTGCTATTGGTGCTGTTTCCGTTCCAACAGCAGGTGGTTTATCAGTTACAAACTTAGGTGCAATCTCAATTACTAATAGTGTTACTGCGGCAACACGATCTGGAATTACTTACAGTGCTCAGGGATTAATTACTGCAACTGCTGCATTAACTGCTTCTGACTTGCCAGTAGCATCTACAACAGCAATTGGAGCGATGAAAGTTCCAACAGCTTCTGCACCTTTGACTGTTGATGGTAATGGTGTTTTGTCAATTGCAAATTCAGGTATTGCTGCTGGAACGTATGAAAAGATTACCGTCAATGCAAAAGGAATAGTTACTGCTGGAACTGATTTAGCAGCAGTTGATATTCCTTCTCTTGATGCAAGTAAAATAACGACTGGATCGCTTGCTACAGCTAGGATTGCTGATGATGCAATTACAATGGATAAGATTGGCAGTAATGCTATTTCGTTTATCCAAGAAGCGCAGCCAGCAATTACAAATTTGCCAACTGGTGTTTATTGGTTACAAGAATCAACAGGGCAATTAAGAATCTTTAACGGGAACAGTTGGTTCTCTGTTGGTTTTGGACGATTAGCAGAAGAAAACCTCAGATTCTGCGGTACCTTCAATGCGTCAAATGGAATAATTATTACCCTGACGACCTTTGGAACGAGTGCAGGATTTAGTGCAGGAAATGCAATTCCAGCAGGTACAGCAGCGACTACAGGTTCTTATTTCGTTTGTACCGTTTCTGGTAACGGAACTGCGGTTGTCCCGTCGACTTCATTCGACGCTGGTGACTGGTGCATGTGCATGGGTCTTAATGACTGGGATCGAGTTGATACATTAAGTGGTCCAGGTTCTGTTTCTGCTTTAGATGATTTATCTGATGTCACCATTGCATCCCCTACTGCTGGACAGTTCTTTGAATACGCATCTGATGGTCAATGGAAGAATGTTTCTGAAATAGCAGGTGGGACGTATTAACGAAAAGTTGGTATCCTAGAAGCACCTATGGATATAGGTGTCCATCGCTTGTATAAGCACTAGAGATTATGGCTATTAAGATCACGCTGAAAAACAGCGTCGTACAGGATTCTGTCCCAACTACAACTCATTTAGCGGCTGTAGGGGAACTGGCATTAAATGCCAACATTAATAGCCTCGGAATATATATGAGGGCTAGTGATAATTCGATTGTAAAGATGGCTGGACCTGGGTCGGTTACGACTCCAGCAGCTTCAACTACAGTTGCAGGTATTGCAGAATTAGCAACTTCTTCTGAAACTACAACAGGAACAGATACTGCAAGAGTTACAACTCCTGCTGGTGTTAAGGCTGTTACTGATGCAGAACGAACCACATCAAATAATACATATTTAGCTCTTGCTGGTGGAACGTTAACTGGAGTAGTTGCGGCGACTGCTGGAAGTAATTCTGCACCTGCTATTCATTTTGGTGATTCAGATTCAGGCGTGTTTGGTGGAACAAATACTGTTAGTTTGACTGCGGGAGGAACAACAAGATTAACTGCTGACACTGGTGTCAGTGTTGTTGGAACGTTAGCGGTAACAGGAGCTATTACTTCTACAAGTGATTTAACGATTGCAGATAAAATTATTCATGCTGGTGATACTAATACTGCTATAAGATTCCCTGCGGCTGATACTGTTTCAGTAGAAACTGGTGGTAGTGAAAGAGCAAGAGTAGACAGTTCAGGTCGGTTGCTTGTTGCTTCTAGTTCAAGTAGGACTATTTGGGGATCTAACCCGAAATTCCAGTTAGAAAGTACAGACTATAATAGTTCTTTCAGTCTTATAAGAAATGAAGCTAATAATGCTGGCCCTTGGATAGCTTTAGGCAAATCAAGAGGAGCAAGTAATGGTTCTAGTACAATTGTTCAAGATGGAGATTCTTTAGGCACTATTAATTGGTTTGGTGCAGATGGTGTTGATTTAAATAATACGTCAGCAGAAATTGGAGCAGAAATAGATGGAACACCTGGCTCAGATGATGTGCCTGGAAAATTATTATTCAAAACAACGGCTGATGGAGCAACTTCACCGACAACACGACTAACAATTAGCAGTACAGGAGTAGTTAACGTTCCAGATAACGGGAAATTTACTGCGGGTGCTTCGGATGATTTACAGATTTATCACGATGGAAGTAACTCGTACATTTTAGATAATGGTACTGGACATCTAAATATTAAAACTAACGGAACTGATATTTCATTTACTAAGACTCCGCATGAACAATTAGCTAAATTTATAACAGATGGAGCGTGTGAACTCTATTACGACAACTCGAAGAAACTAGACACCAATTCAGGTGGTGTAAAAGTTTATGGAAATATAGATATTGATGATAACAACAAACTCAGAGTCGGTACATCTTCGGATCTAGAAATCTACCATGATGGATCAAATTCATTTATTGATGAAGTTGGTACAGGTGTATTAAAAATATCAGGTAGTGCTGGAGTTTATATTAATAAGTTTGCTCATCAAGAGACTTGTGCTGCATTTCTACACGATGGAGCCGTAGAACTATATTTCGACAACGGTAAGAAGTTTGAGACAACAGCTGTTGGTGTAAAAGTTTTAGGAGCAGAGGCATCTGACGCTAATTTAGAAATGTATGCTGATGAGGGAGACGACGCTGCTGATAAATGGAATATTTATGCAGCAGCAGCAGGTCATTTTGGTATTAATAATTTTGCCTCTGGTGCTTGGGAACAAAATATTGAATGCAACCCAAATGGAAATGTAGAACTATATTACGACAACTCTAAGAAGCTTGA